CTGATCCCAGAACCAAGCAGCAGAACGAATAGCGCCTTCTGGAGTTTCGAGATAGTCAGGGTTGTTGATCAAGTCGACTTCAAGATCTTCACCACAAGCAGTGTAGTTTGAACGTCCAGTCAACTGAATAGCACCACGTCCACGGAAACGGTAGCCATCGCCAGATGCCTCATTACCATTACCCATGCGAGAAGCGTATACGCGATTTGCAATCTTCTCTGGATTATTGGCGTAGTCATCAGGATCTACGTCTCTAAAATATTTTGGAAATATCTGACCCAAACGTGCAGCCTTGTAGTTTAGGTTCTCATGTAGCCTTGTCAAACCAGCAGACTCATGTCCGATTTGAGCAAGAAACATTGATAGTCGCTGAGGTGTATTGATATCGAATTCTTCGATTACTTTGTTGATTGGATCTACAAATTTTTCTAGAACGAAGTCGTCTGTGTCTTCGTAAAAATTCCATAGTTGATCGAGAGTTACTTTCATAATTATCTCCATAAAAAGAAAACGGGGAATTGCTTCCCCGTTATTTATTGTTAGAAAGACTGACTTGGTATTCGCTGTCTTAATGTATTCGCAACAACATGATATATTTCACTACGGCTTATTCCCAAGTCAGCCAACTCTTTGTCTGTTAGCTGATCAAGCTCGTTATATGCTTGATTGTAAGCAACAGATCTTTTCAACCAAGTAAATGCCTGGTTGATAGGATATGTTATAATATTAAACATTTATTACTCTTCTATATCGATCTTCTTTGGCTTCTTATCATCTGGGATAACATGCTCAAGCCAGATCTTAAGCATACCATTCATCATCTTAGCATTATTAACAACAACATTGTCAGCAAGAGTGAAGGTACGGGAAAATGGACGGTCTGAGATACCTTTATGAAGGAAATGTTGATTAACTCCATCATCAGTAATAGTATCCAAGGTTGTATGACCAGCAATCTTTAGCTTGTTCTCTTCAAGAGTAAGCTCGATGTCTTGTTTTCCAAACCCAGCAACTGCCATTTCAATCACATAGACATTATCGTCTGTTTTCTTTAGATTGAATGGAGGATAACCTGAGGATGCTGCGGAATTAGCAAGTAGATCAGCAGTTTCTTGAACACGAGCTAGAAACTTTTCTGAGCCAACGAAAAATTTATCAAACTTGGCAAGGTCAGAAAATGTGTGGTCGAAACGATATGGTGTAGTCATAGTAGTTCTCCTGTTAAGCGAGATTTAAATTAATGAGACCCGACTGGCATCTCACATATTATATAGGTTCTGATATATTAATTTTAAAGGGGTCAGTGAAGTTTTTTTTGAAAAGTTTCTTTTGCTACTACTACAAGATCCATAAAATTCTGATCAAGTATATAAATTGGAGTCAGACCAGCTTTCTTATATTCATTACCAGCAATTAATACCTTTAGAAATCCATTCTGTTCGTTATCTCTACAGTCATTTGCCGCCTGTTTAACAACTTCTTCTGGGATAACAACATATGTTTCCATCTTGGCTCTCAATCCCACAATCCCTGATAATACTTACCAAAGAGTCTAAACCCATTACCAATTCGCTTCTCAACAACACGCATACCCTCAAAATCTTTACGATCGTAGTATTCATCTTGCCAATTATTTTCCTGACATTCATGAGCAAAAATCATTTCATCAAGTACCCAAGACCAACGATCATGTAGAAATGCATCAGATACACCGAAACGTTTTTCTTCCTCAGTTAACTCTGGCGCAGCTGTTGAACGCAGATTCTCTGGTACATCTTCATCATCAACCCAAGGAGATCCATGTTTAACTTCCTTAAGTTTAAGGAGCATTGGAAGTGCAATTATAGACAGAGTATGATCCATTGACCATACATCGTAATGATCAATGCGAATTTTAATTTTGCGCTCTTTCTTTTCGTAATACCAATTACAGAACTTAGTTACCCAAGTATCAGCAAGCCAATCAGCAAACTTATCTTTGGCTTTATAATCCCAGCGATTTTCTAATTTCTCATCATCTGTCCATTTTTCTACCCAAAAGAAAATCTTATCGGCGATCTGATAAGGACCAATCCAATTAATATAAGGACCAATGTAGACTTTCATATAAATATCCTCAGAGTTATGGATGGAGGTTGACATGTTCGGTAGAGTACAACTAATAATTATTGGTGGTATAATGTTATTTGGTGCACTAACTGGTATTTATTACAGTTGGCGTTCAGGAATCGAGCGTGAAGCTCTTCTTGAGTACAACCAAAACCAATTAGAACAAAACATTAAAGACCAAGAAGAGCTTAAGCAGAAGCTTGAATCTGTTGAAAATAAACGTAAAGAGATAGAAAAAGAGAACGAAGATAATAAAAAGATTTTCAAAGATAAAATCAATGATATTAATACTGATTTAAGCTCTAAAGAGGTAGTGTCTAAAGATTCTTCTTCATCTCAAGTGCTAAAAGATACAGTTAAAAAACTTCAAGGAGTTGTGAAATGAGAATTGTTATTGTTATTGCTTGTGGTTTAACTCTATCTGCTTGCGCAAAAGCACCACCACCACAGTTCATTACCAAAACAGAAGTTCAGGTTTATATGCCTGACAAAGCTATGTTCTATTGTCAAAACGTTCGTAGATTTCCTAATTCAGAAACATTAACAGATGTTCAAGTTGCTAAGTTACTCGTTGAACTACATCAGAAGAACACTGAATGTCAAAAGAATATGAATACTGTTTATAAGACAATTGAGAACGCAAAGAAAACGATTGAAAACGATAATAAGAAGTAAATGGCTCGGGGTGATGGGATCGAACCACCAACACACAGATTCAAAGTCTGTAGTTCTACCAATTGAACTAACCCCGAATGAAGTTCTATTTATTCCTGCTTTAAACATTCCTCAATTGTTTTAGGTGTATAGTCATTTAACTCTACACAACAATTGATATGCCTAGCTGTAGGACTAGGATTTTGATGAATGTGTCCGTGAAGATTATATTTTATCTTAAACATTCCACTCTCATGAATAGGTACGTGAGTGAGAACACAATCAAACTCAGGAAACATACGCCACATCATAATCTTACTGAAGTTATTCATAATGAATTCTGATTTAGGATTGTCATGGTTACCGAGAACTAACCGTTTCCTACCCTTGAGACGTTTAAGAACTCTGTGACCATTGTCAAAGTATACATCTCCCAGATGATATACAATATCACAGTCACGTACAACAGAGTTCCATCGCTCAACCATGTGCTCATCCATTTCCTCAACAGAAGAAAAATTAGGACGAACGTGTGAGCCATCTCTATCGTCAGTAAACTTCAAAATGTTCTCATGACCAAAGTGAGTATCACTGATAATAAAGATGTTACGCATTGTTTAACTCCTTCATAACCTGAATATACTCATCACTACTTAACCAGTACTTAAGAACTGTATTGTAAGCAGATAGCAAATTACTATTATAGATAATATCTTCTATATCAGTTGATGTCTCGAGGTATCCCTTAACAGAAAGGTAGTCTCTTTTCATTGCTTTAATGCAGATCAGATCTTCAAGCTCTTCTGTCATATCAACCTCTTAACCAACTAGAATTATAGTATACCCTACTTTATTAGAAATGTAAAGCTAAATTATTTTGAGTTTTCATGCTGCCAACCCCATACTACGTCTGTTCATATCACCACTCCGGACCAGTTGTCTTACCAGTTTTCTCATAGATATAACTGAAGTCTACACCATACGCTGGTACTACCAACAGTTTCTGTGGCATGTTATTATCATCACGCTCACCAAGAACACCACTGATGAATAGTGTATCAGGAAACTTCTCAGGCGTCAACCTACGAAGAATGTTAGCCTGCATGTCACACTTGGCTCTTAGACGTTCAATTTCAGATTCTAGTTCTTTAACATTATCGGTCATTTTTCGTAAGCTCCATATAGAACCCTCGAAGATCGTAAGGAAGCTTCTCTAGCTCATAAACAGAAAATCGATGGATAACGATGGCTTTCAACGCTGCCTTCTGTTCATCATTCGCCTTGATATACTCCATCTTCAAGTCCTGCAGATCACGAAGCATGCCATCATTGTACGACTGGCTCTGCTTGAACGTATCATAGCGAACCTGCTCGTACTTGGGCGCAAAGTAGCTGTAAAGGTAGAAAGAAAGGATACTACCAACAACTACGAATACAGCCATTACAGCATAGAAAGTTGATGCCAACAAACCAAGGATCGTACCAACCTGCGCTGCTTCTTTCATTTCATTCTTGTAGCTCATCATTCAACTCCAAAATGTTGTTTAATATAATCACCAACAGGGCAAAAACCTTTATTGAAGTTGTCGTCAGCAACTTTAGCACTTTCCTGGATGATTGACTTAGCAAAAATTTCCATAAAGTCTGATAAACTTTCTATAATCCTTTGTCTATCATTGTATGGCTGATGCCAATACTCTGCGATAGACTGTTCGGCTAGTTCTTTAATTCGCTCGTTCATCATTCACTCTCCCGCCATGCGATAATAAAAATACGCTGACTTCCGCAACTCTTATAAGGGGTGTACCAATTCACATTTTTAGCAGTGCGTATATCACCATCAGAAAACATGACATCTACAAGACCGTCAGGAAGATAAGCGCACAAAACATGTCTATATGGTTTCCACATCACTTCCTCGCTTCTTTGGGGAACGTCAACACAATAACACGAGGCTCGATATACTGAGGCAAAACCTTATCAGAACCAGGAACCTTACACATTACCCAAGTACCTTCGGCAGCTGCAGGAGAGAACAAACCATTAGGATCAGCCTGTGGCAGCGCAAGAACGCCACGACCACCACCGCCATCACCGTAGTTCGTAGCACGTTGGGGATTGGTATACTGAGTAGCACCATTCAAACCGTAACCAAGAGAGTCACATACCTTCTCACCAATCGTACCATTCATCTCACCAACGAGATAGGTATACGTAGGATGCATCTGGTCACGCATCTCGATGATATCCTTCATCATCCGCTTCTCGGAGAAGCGAGTAACAGAAGGCATACCAACAGACATTACACCCTGCATC